CATGGAGTTTGAGAGCGCCGTTGGAATTGATGCAGCGGGTAAAGACTGGCATTGGATTGCTGAACAACTTGTTAAAGATTTTGGAGACAAGCTTATGGGAGCTGGAGACTATAAAGGGTTTGATATGCGTATCAGAGCCGAATTCTCACGAGCTGCCTTTGAAATCTTGAAATTCTGTCTTATTGAATGTGGAGTTGATCAAGAGATATGCGATCTCATCGATGGTTTGGCCACTGAATGTATGTTCCCGATCTACGATATCGAGGGCTTGATGGTGAAACTCTTCGGATCTAATCCTTCTGGTCACCCTTTAACAGTCATCATTAATGGTTTTGTCAACTCACTTTACATGAGATACGCCTATTACTCAATGCACTATACAGAGAGAAATGGGGATCTTAAGGTCGGTGATATTCCTTTATTCCATCATGTTGTTGCTTTGTTAACTTACGGAGACGACAACCTGTTTGCAAAGAGTGCGAAAGAACGTCTTTTCAATATGCGTTCTATTGCAACCGAATTGGGGAAGATAGGAATGGTTTACACCGATGCTGGTAAAAGCATGGATTTCCCTGAGACAATTGACTTTTCACATTTGGACTTCCTCAAGCGCGATTTTGCCCATAATGATATTGTTGGAGCTATGACTGGTGGGCTTTCCCTTGATTCTATCAATAAGTCAATCATAATGACTAAGAAGACAAAGGGTAACCCTTCCAGTGAGGCACAATTGGCAGCCCAAATCATGCATGGAGCATTGAGTGAGGCTTTCTTACATGGCGAAGATGTATATGATAGGTATTATGGATGGTTTAAACAGATGTTAGATATCGTCGATAAAGATGGTTTTCGAGTCGGAGATTTCTTTGATCCGCCGACGATTAAGGACCTGAAGAAGCGATACGATAGTACAACATGTGTCTACGACGATGCTAGAAGACACCTTAATTTGAAAGATGGAAAGGAAGTGCCTTTAGAACCTGAGATCCGTGGACCCGTGCAATCGTTAGACACAATTCATGAAAATGATGACCATGAATGTGATGGAAATGATGACTTCGTACCACACTCAGGAATCGTTGACGATGACGTTCCTGACCTCATTGACGATGACGTTCCTGACCTTATTGACGATGATGATATGCCTGCTCTTGTTTTGGGTCCTATAGTTGGTGATTATGGAGGATTTGACACTCTTGTCAGACCTGAATTTCCACGAGCGGTTTTCGAAATGTTGCCAGTACTTGAAGCAATGGTTGCGCATAATCGATTCCTGGATGAACTCGTTGAATTTGCGAACTTACGATTGTTAGTACGGGACGCTAAGTCCCAAGTTGTTCAGGAAATCAGAACCATATCGATCACCGTCGCTCAGAGTTCGAATTTGATCACTCACACTGCAAACGTGTGGGCTGTCAAGCACTTCAGGG